CTGCTCCGGAACCTCTCCGGTTCCAGTGCCTTCAAGTCCGGGAAGGTTGGTGTTGCGGGATGATTAGCGCCTATTCAGATGGATATTTTGGCATGATGCGCGATATCGGCATTGGATACCAGATTGCTAAAGACCAGCGCATAAAAGAGAGAGAAGCATTGCTCCATCAAGGAAACAATGAGGCAGCTCTTATCGCATGGGAGGAACGAGAACAACATTTTCCATTCCCATTTTCACGCGGTCAAATTACAGCATACAACGCCTGGAAGGAAAGCAAAGCGAATGGCCTGGAGGTTGTCGAATCCAGAGATTTGCCTTGGGAGAAAGATTTTCATGATTATATTGAAACCTTTCGTGAAGCAAGAATCGAATCTATCATTGTCACAGACTCGGCTTTCAATAAGGGCAAATATGCTAACCTATTTGAAAACGAAGGATGTCGGATAATCGGGCAAAAGGTATTCATCCGTCACGAAAAGCGCTCGACAGGAATTGAAAACATCAATGCTGTGGGAATCCTCATCACAATTTTCAACGAAAATGAAAGGGCGGTGGATTCCGATGACTGAGACCATCCGGGAACAGATTCTCGCCATCAGGGACACCGGCCTGACCAACATGTTCGATGTTCGGACGGTACAGCGGCTGGCCTTTGACCGGGACTTCTACGAACTGGTCTGCTACCTGGAGGAGCACCGCAAGGAGTACGTTCGCTTCATCATGTTCGGCGATGAATAAGCCCTTGCCGCCAAGAGAGCCGGATGGCTCTTTTGGTCGTATATTACACAAGAATCCTCCGCGATATTTGTTCAGTATATGCCCGATAATTGACTTGCTATTATGTGCTTTTAGAGCGAATATACAGTCACCGAAAGGAAAAACAACAAAGAAAAACGGAGGCAAACACCATGAAAAACGCTTACGAACTGAGAGCACACTTCGGAACCATCGGCGACTGGAACACCAGCATCAGCCGCGAGGAATTCGAGCAGCTTTTCCACAAGACCGCCGAGAAGGTTACCTTCACCTTTGGCGGCTGGGATGGCAAGAGCTACGACGGCGAGAGCCACCCCTCCGCCAACTGGCTGGTCGATGTCCGCAAGGCGAACTGAGGAGGGCTGGACAATGTGGAGCGAAGGAACTATCGGAATCCCGGATGCGAAGGACAAGGACAGATACACGGTCTGCCATTACTGGGTCAAGCACTACGACGAGCCCAGCGAGACCTACGGCATCAACGGAGGCAAAATCAGCAAGCTCATGATTAAGGTGAACGGCATCATCACCGCCAACTACGACAGAGGCTGGGATGTCGAACCGCAGGACGAGCCCACGCGAATGGCCTACAGCATCCTCCTTTACCAGTACAACTGAATCGGGGATTCCCCGAAGAGCGGAGCCGAAAGGCTCTGTCTCTCATATAGAACGATACGACGGCTTGCCGGAAGGCAGGTCATTTTTTATGCCCATCGGAGGTGATGATTTGCGAAAGCTGAAGAAATACAAGCCCACGAAGTTCAAGGCCAAGGACTCCGTCTACGATAAGGACGCAGCGGATTATGCGGTGAACTTCATCGAGTGCCTGTGCCACACCAAAGGCACCTGGGCGAGAAAGCCCTTCGAGCTGATCGACTGGCAGGAACAGATCATCCGAGACATTTTCGGTGTCCTCAAGCCCAATGGATACCGACAGTTCAATACGGCATACATCGAGATTCCCAAGAAACAGGGCAAGTCGGAGCTTGCCGCTGCGGTGGCACTCCTGCTGACCTGCGGTGACGGAGAGGAACGCGCCGAGGTCTATGGCTGCGCTGCTGACCGTCAGCAGGCATCCATCGTGTTCAATGTGGCGGCAGATATGGTGCGGATGTGTCCGGCTCTCTCCAAGCGGGTCAAGATACTGGATTCCCAGAAACGGCTCATTTATCAGCCGACGGGCAGTATCTACCAGGTGCTCTCGGCCGATGTGGGCAACAAGCACGGCTTCAATACACACGGCGTGGTGTTCGA